TACTTACTATATCCTAACCCTTTTGGATTAGCAGTTAAATTAAAGTTTGGTCTATAATGTGAAAATACTGAACACAATCTATCAGCCCAATCACTAGGGCGAAACGTATCGCCCGTGACTCTCTTACCTTGTATAAGGTACTTCAATTTTAGCTACCTTTGAATCTGGTCTTATAAGCATTGAATTTAGCAATACGTGCTTCATTCATTGCATTAACAATTTTTTTAATAAAATTGATCATAAGTATCCTCCTTTATTGATTAGGCTGATTTCATACTCTCTTGTGAATTTCTCAACGTCACATGAGTTCAGTGGTCTACGACTAATAATATATTCTTCTAAACCAGAAACTTGACGAGGAAATTTTATAAACCCAAACAATGATAGTAGCATTTGTGCAAAATTCATATTATTTTGCCTTTCTGCTTGCTGCCTTCATCTGAGTTGGTGTGTAGGCTTCAATAACTTCTTTTGTAAAATCTTTGTTCATTAACATATCACCAAAATCCATAGCTGACTTGAGACTAGTGTCAATGAAAGATTTTGTATATTGAGTTTGTGCGTCAACATAAGTTGTTAGCATATCTGCTAATGGCTCATATTTTACTGTATTTGTGACTACGAATTTTTTGCCAGTTTGAATAGAATCAATGGCAGTGTGGAATAATGAATTTAACATGTTTTTCTCCTGTGTATGTGTTAAAGTGTATTGCAGTTTTGAATAGACTGCATAACTATTTATACTTATTATACTAGAAATATTATAATATATGTAGAGTTTATACTCTAATCTGTTCTCTATACTTTTCTAGTGCTAATTCTCTTGCTAAGAATAATCTAAATTTGGCGTAATCAGATATTGCAAACTCTCGACTTACACCAAATTTATAAGCATAACGATTACGACCAAGAACAATATCATTGTCCCAATCGTAATCATCACCTTCTTTATTACTTAGTAGATGCTTTAGTTTCTTCTTTTTTAACGGGTGTTTTCTTTTCGGTACTTTTAGTACTGGGACTTTTGTTGTCGTTTGTATGGTCCTTTTTCTTTGCCAATAACATACCATCTGCGGCCTTTGTTGGCTCTGATGTTGCTGGCTTAGTTGCCTCTGTAGCATATACTGAGAATGCAAACATTGTTGCGAATAGTGCGGTGAGTAGTTTCATTTTATTTCCTTTGAGTTAACAGAATAATATATCTGTATATATACAACGCGGTAGCTAGTGTTTTCGTTGACAGATATTTATCCGCCACGCCCAGTTCTACGAACTACACTTGAGCCACCAAAACCCTTACTATTAGGTTTTGGACCTTGTTTTTTTGGTGCTTTACCTAAACCAGGATGTTGTTCTTGATTTTTATGTTTGGCTTCATTAGCCATATTGATAAATGGGTTTTTACTTTTCTTTTCTTCTGTCATGTTCTTACCTTTATTGAATCTAAGTATTCATTAATGTTCCCGTATAAACTTACCATAATAGCAATCTTACTATCATACAATCGTATATAAGGTTGTTTTCTGTCTGTAGTCTTATTTACACCTATGTAGTAGGGGCATTTGATTTTATTATTCATTTCTAAAATAAACCCATGCCAACCACTATCTAATTTAACATTAAAATCATAATTATAAAATTCTAAGTCTGCGTATCTGAAACTAAGATCACCCATATCGGTTAATCTTAAACCAGTTTCTCTACGTCCAGTCATCCACCATTTAGACATTGCATCTTCTAACGTCCACGTATCATCATTTAACTGTTTGATTACAGCTTTGGTAATAGTTTCTTTTAACTTAGTCATCAGGATAAACTTTAGTACCAGTGTTCATAAACACTACACTAAATTTATCTGTCTTAAATTGTTTGTTTAATTTGCGACATAGGTTACGTGCATGTCCTGGATTACTAAAACTTGTCTTTTTGTATTTTGGAACAGATTCACTATCATATGCATGCTGTGATTTTAAGTTGATGGGTTGCCCATCTAGGAAAACTGCCCATATTCCTGCCGCCTCAACAATTTGATCGCATTTGTACGTAGTCTTATCTACGATCTCCATTAATATTTTAGGTTGCGTACGGCTCATAATTTATCTTACCATTTACCACCATTCATCACTACCTCAATCTTTTGCTCAGATTGTGTAGAGAGTTGATCCACTAACAATTTACTGATTTCATCACGTAATTGCTTGGCGTCAGACATGGGTAAAATTACCTCTCTTGCTTGTCTGCTATCTAATGTAGCTATTCTATCTATAAAATTTTTAATTGCACTCATAGAGTATTTATGATACTTTTTACCTCATCTTCCGTATTATATGGGCCATAATAGTCATACCTTTGTATAAAGATGTATTTAGGGCAAAGAATACTAGAAAATTCGCTACTTTGTTTAACTGCAAACCAACCTGCTACATGATAGCACTTGCTCTTCGGTTCTTTAGTAAACAGATGTAATTTACGTTTTACGTCCAATACGCTATTGTATACTTTATTGTCCCCTACAGGATACAGTGCAAAGGGAGGGTTGCTTTCTTTAGTAGTAGGTTTTACTGCTCTTTCAAATTCAATCTTTTTGATTTTTTCAATAGCCTTTGTAGTATCATAATGTTCTACATTACCATTAATTTTTACATCAAATCCATTGCCTTGACTTTCTACGTTACCTACTTTTCGTTCACCATCAGTTACTACCCAGTACTGGTTCTTAATAATTGGCTTTGCTATTAAGTTCATGTTGTTCCTTTTAATCTAAATTTTTTAAGATACTCTGTAGCATCTGTAACTGTTTCAGTTTCATATGTTGGTTTTTCTGGTTCACCAATATCACCAAAATCTAATCCATATGAATTGGTATAATATTCTACCAATGAATCTATCAATAATTCTAATGTTTCTTTATCTAAATTATCTAATCCCAATAATGACACATTTATTTTCTTATCACTCATTTTTTAAGTTCATCCCAAGTAAGTTTTTTTGCTAAATCTTCTAATTCTTTACTATCTTTTTTGAGCATTTGTGGTGCCATGATATTCAAGTATTCTATCACAGCCTCAACACCTTTTTCAGTAAAATGGCAATACTCAGGACCAACATTACTATGATAATAGTAATCTCGGTCTTTTAATATTTCGAGTAACCCAACATATACTTGTTTTTTAAACAGATTCAGCACAAAGCGATCCTTGATATGGATTATTAAGCCACCGACTGTATGTCTCCGCTTGCTCAGATATTTTAGTAAGTTCATATTTTCCACAAAATTTCATAAAGTGAATACCTACTTGTGGTGTCATTGTAGTACGTACACCTTCTTTTATTGTGTTGTCAACTGATAGTTTGATGTCTTCGGGTTGAGCAGTCAAATCAATCAATGTACGATTTCTTTCGTAATCGTCACGCACTCTATGTTCAACCTCATCATGGTCGACCCAGCGTTGTAACATTAAATTGTTCCAATTAAAGCCCATTTTTATTCTGTCTGCATAGGCTTCAATTAGCCCAACTTTATTTTTAGTACCTTTCTCACGTACACCGGGGTATGCACTAAACACATTATCCGTTCCATCACCTCTCATGCATTTTTTGAATAATAGATATTGAGGATCCTCTAACAATTTAGGTAGTTTAGTTTTTTTATCAATTACAGGTTTTCCATTCTCTTTGAGATATCCACTGAGGGTAATAAGTTCATTTGAGACTCCATTGTATTGGAACACGTTCTCAGTAATAAGCTGAACATAATCGGTATCAGAGCTAATAATATAATGCGTATCATTTGGGTGTAAGTGAATAAAACGTGCAATTAAATCATCTGCCTCAGCAGTTGGGTTACGCAAAACACTAACATTGGTCTTCTCACGTAAAAATGTTGTGAATTGCTCATATGTTTGCCAAAACATTTCATTTTCTTCCTTCTCAGCCTCAGTAACTGACATTGCATCAACTACACGATTGGCTTTGTAAGGTTTATAATAGTCCTTGCGCCATGAACGGCCCTCTAACATAAATGCTACGTGATCAATACCAAATCGTTTTACCACTTGATTAACACTAGCAAGCGTTAAATGTAGGGCCATTCCAATTTTTTCCCATGTTTCACTATTGCGACTTGCAACGTGACGGGCACGGAAGAATGTATTTGCTGTGTCTATGAGAGCATATTTTTGCATTTTATGTGTATATTTAGTTCAAAGTATGCGTATATTATATGACATATATGAATAATTTGCAAATATTTTGGGTAAAATATTAAATATTAATATGCATTACAAGTTTGTCATATTTCTATTCCCCATTTCAGTATTTGCGGCTGATATGGATAAGTGTAATCAAGAAAAAGATTTTACTGTCAAAAATATGTGTTTGGCTATTGCAGCCGGAAGTATTACCTATTGTGAAAAGTTGCCAAAAACTGATGACAAGATTAGTTGTACACTTAAGGTTCGTGATTTACAAAGACAGATTGTGCATGGATATCATCCAATGGATGAAAAGAATACACATACTCGCTAAGTAATTTTTCTTGTCGCACCTTCAAAATTTGTTTGAAATCTTTCCCAAACATCACCGTATGGTGCAAAATTTTTAAAAGTTATTTTTAATGGATGTATTTTTCCGTTTTTGTCTCTACGTTTAGAATACCAACTATGCGGGACATATAAAAAATAAAGTTTGTGTTGTAGTGGATTACCTTCACTTGACGGCTTGCATATGCAAATTCTTAATCCACCTACTTTATTTGTTAGATTTCCTATAGTTGCTTGAAACTGTCCGCTATTTTTATACTGCACTAATGTAGCAAATTTAGCATCTGTTTGATCATTATAATCCATATAAGGTGCGTTACGATGTTTAGCCGTTGTGTGGGGCATATGTTTTGTACATACTTTTTCCCAAAAATCTCCCTTAAGACTTGCATCGTCTTTTAGGATTTCTTTTATTTTATATTTTTTAACTTCTTCATGTTCATTCTCATACAAATCATATACTAACTCATGTAGAAATTTAGGATTAAAAGTCATTCAACTTACCTCTGTTCTTCCGTTTCCAATATCTCGTGATTGTATGGGTCTTATGTCTCTATTGCTGGGATCAGCCCATTGTTGTTCATATAATTCCAAAACAGTATTTCTGCAAACTGAAACCCACCAGCGATCAATAATATCAGCATCTGTATCTTTGTCATTCATCTTGTAACCAGCACGAATCAAGTTTAATATAAACTTATCGTTCCAATCTAATTCAAATGCACCGCTATTGATATCATTAGGATCAACATCTATTTTTAATATAGTAATATATGGTTCACCTGCCTGTGTTGCCTTTTCTTTTGCAGTAAGTTGAACCTCTACCTTTTTTTCTCTAGGTTTTCTAGGCTTTCTAGGCTTTTTAGGTTTAGGTTCTACTACAGGTTCTACCTTAGGCGGCTTTGAGAATAGGTTCTTTAGTTTGTTTAGCATTTATATATCTATCATAAAAATCAAAGCTGGCTAAATTTTTAGCTTTTGACTCGCACATGATATCAAACTTATCTGAGAATGTAGATGCCCATTCATTGACTGCCTCATTCCAATAGTATTCGCTATGTGCACGTAGTTTTTGTTTGTTGTGCCCATTTGCAATTAACGTACCATGATCGGGTAGGATGTGTCTGTCATGACCAACAAGTACATCTTCCCTACTAACAGAGTAGTGCATAGTAGGCCTGATACCACGCCAACTAGAAATAACCCTTTCAACACGCGGATCAGTTGGGGAGATGTATTCCCCAGTTTTAACCCAATGATGATGAATATCCAAAACGATAGGCACCAAGTCACTAATAGTAAGACAGTCATCCAATCCATACGAAATTTCCTCATTCTCTATCGTTAAACAGTTACGCGCCTCAGTAGACAATCTATTGTAAACCTTGCGAATACCTTCTGGGCCTTGACGACCACTGATATGTACATTGACTTTAAAATCTTGAAAAGTCTTACCATATCCCATCCATCGTACCATATCACAATGATACTCAAATTCTTTAATACTTTGTTCGACAACATCGGGTCTATCGCTAGCAAGCACAACAAACTGATCTGGGTGAAAACTTAAGCGAACATCATTTTGTCGTGCAGTTTCACCAATCGGTGCCATCCAACGTTGCAAACTATCCTGTATATCTTGTCGTTGCCAAAAGTCTTTGTACTCATTGTGAGTATAAAAACTAAACATATCACTAGTAAGACGAACCATACGTAAACCTGGCTCTAAACTTGCAACACGTTTGACCAAATTATGTGTATGCATAATATTAGTCTTAGCAACATCAAGTATCTTTTCTTCTACAATATCTCGTTTATTACGCCTCGCCCATGCAAGTGTAGTGCCACCTGTATTGAGTCCCTCAACACTGGATATCTCACCTTTTTTGTTGAGTTCGGAAAACTTGCAAGCAAAGCCAATTCGTTTAATAGTCATATATTTAGTGTAAAATGTATAGAGACTTAAGTATATCACTACTCATATTATTTGTCAACCTTTAACAAGTCCTTAATATCATACAGATTTTTCATATATGGGCTAACATTCTCTAACACACTTTTTGGAATATCACCTTCTCTACGAGGCCCATATGTAATATCAATTTTGGCATTATTGACCAATTCAAACAAATGTACCATTTCTTTGACTGTGTAGCCTACACCATGACCCAAACATTCAATACGATTACTAGACGTTTCAATTGCAGTTTTAAGTGCATCACATATTTCATTCACGTGTACATAATCACGCACACACGTACCGTCCCAACTCTCATCATAGTCTTCACCAAAAATAGTAAATTTACCAGTATCTTTTGCCTTGAGCAAATTATACATCAATCCATCTGGGTTAGTTGGCTTAAAACCATCACTGCCTATTACATTATAAAATCTAAAAATAGTATATGGCAATTTCATATACTCACACCATTCTTTCACACAATCCTCTGCGGCTCTTTTACTTGTACCATATGCACTTTGGCAACTTTCGGCTGCGCCTGTACTAGCAAAGATAAAGTTTTTGCACTTAAGTGTTTTTAACACATTCAATGTACCAATGAAGTTTGTCATGTAATAATCAGTAGGTTTCTGTTCACTTTCGCTTACACTTACTAGTGCAGCTAAATGGATGATGGCATCAAATGTGTTTTTATTTTCTGGAACAGTTTGCCGAATATCGTGCTTTCTATGACTTGTAATTGGGTATTGTGGATTGGTTAAATCTAATCCATGTAACTCATACTCACCGTCTAGCATCTTAGATAGATGACTACCTACATATCCACTGTTACCTGTTATTAATATTTTTTTCATACAAATTCAAATAGTCCTATACTGTCTGTATCTTCAACTGGTGTAAACGTCGGGTCTTTACTGAGGTAAGAATTCTTATCAGTATATACCCTGTTTATAAATTTATGTCTGTTTGACAACACACTTTCAAAATCTTCTCTTGCTAAATGAGTTCTCTTTAAATCTGTGATGTAGTCACTATAACATAATGTTTCATATGTATTTACCTTAGCTGAGTTGGTGTTGCTCTTTTTAGATACAAAATTATCTAAAAATTTTATCCAATATTCTGCAACCAGTTCATCAAGTTGTTTAACATATTCTAAACCACCAACTAGTGTAGGTTGATTATACAACTTGTTTAACATCTCAGGCACTTCGTCCTGTTTACATTTATGAAAGAAACTTATATTAAAGTTATCTGACCAATCCTGTTTATCTAACACAACACATGGCATTTGTGCTAGACATTCTAAAAATGCAAATGGGTAGTTCTCACGTAAGCTAGGCATGAAAAATACTTTACAACTTTTAATAAAATCTACTTTCTCTTGACCAATGATACCTGCTTTGATTTCATAATCTGTGATGCCTGCTTCCTCAAATGCTTTTTCAAACTTCTTAGCACCGTTACTGTTAGTCATAACTTTACATGGAAGTTTTGCCTCCTTCATTGCTTTGATATATGATTCAGGATTCTTACCTTCTTCCCAACGACCAATGAACAATACACCTTTACGATTTGTGTCTGTATTGGGTTCTAATAAACCTCGCTCGCTCATGGGCATAGGTAGCTTAACACAGTTAGTTGCACCATGTTTTGTTAACTCATCTATATTCTTTTGACTTTGTGTACCTATAATAATATCAGTAAACTCCATATGTTTATTGTAAAAATTATGATAACTACTTAAAAACACATCACTTCCCTGACTTTCCCTAAAAATCATGCTATGCAAATGTGTATAGAACACAACCGGTATATAATCATGTATAGTCATAGCATAACTAGCAGTCATTGCCTCTTGTGTGTTACACACAATCATATCATAGATATTTGTTTCAAAGGCTTTTAACAAAGCTTTGCGAAAATTAATAATCTTTTCAAAGTTGATGGTATCACTAAATGCAAATGTTGCAGTATGATCACTGTATCTTAATGAATCATTTGGATATACAATATTAGCACCTGCACTCTCGATAACTTCATTGAATGTGCCTGTAGGTTCTTTGTCTAAGATAATATCAACTTTCCAATTTATACGATTGCACATTTCTGTAAAGCTTTTACAAAAACTACCTATACCACCATGTGGTATAAAGTGTTGGTCACTAATCATAAATGCAATTCGCTTGTCGTATGTTTTCATATTAATTAACTATGTATCCAAATCTCTTTCTAATACTATTTTCGCATTTCTGTTTTGTATTTTCAATTACAGTAATATCGTATGTAGTAACACCATGTGTTTTATCAACAGTTCTAACCGCATCCATACATTCTCTAATAATCAAATCAGTATATTTTTCTAAGAGAGAATTACTTATGTCAGTTGAATCGTACTGATGTTTATCGTCAACACCATATAATCCAGCTTGTTCTGCTAATTTTATACTTACTTCATTCATTGTTTCAACATCCAAAATACATGTTCTTTCATATCATGCCATTTAAATTCAAATACGGGCTCACCGGGACCTGTCCACATTGCAACACCCATCATACACTTCTTAAGCCATATTCTTTTATTGCTCAAGTTACATCTTCTGGGTGTCCATGCAAATCGTTCTCTCCATATAGCCTTGCGATAAAACGATGCATCGTTATCCCATTTCATTACTTTCTTTCCATAATACCCTGCACCCATCAATTAGGTGCCCCATTCGTTTTTAAACAAAGGTACTTGTAATCTATCACTATAACGCCAACCACGTTTCATTGCTGCAAGTGCGACATTCTTTGCATTTAAGTTATAAACACTCTCTACACCACCTACTGGCATTAGATATACATGACCCTTAAATCCTGCCATACGATAAGCACCTACTGCACATTCTGCATCACTAATATCTTGCTCAGTAGCCACTACAAACTTAAGATAAGTAGTACCTACACATTCGTACTCACACACAATCTCAGGCTTGATAGCATCTTCCCAAGTTTCACCACTACCGGGTAGTTTAGCACTTACACTAAATGTAATCTCACGTTTGTGTTTAGGTAGTCCAGACCATACACATAGATAGTTCTTAAACTCTGTGGACAACTTTTGAGTGCCATTTGTTTCAAATGTGATTTCTTTAAGACTTGCCATATTAGGATGATCTAATAAGTCAGGATATTGCTTTTGCCAACCTAATAAAGGTTCACCGCCTGTGATTACGAGATGTTCGTCTTGCCATTCTTTGTGAGGAAGTATATCCATAATCGAAGTGGCAATACTATCAGTAGAAAGCAAGGGACTAAGATGCTTAAACCTAGGATCCCAACTAGCATACGAATCACAACCTGTAGATACCAAAGGCAACTCTTTATAATCATTGTACATGTGTACCACACTTGCGATATCATTAACTTCATCACTTAGTTCTCCTCGATGCATACCAAAACCAGCACATTTAAAATTACAACCAAATGTACGCAGGAACACAGAGGGTACTCCCATGTATCGACCTTCTCCCTGAATACTATAAAACAATTCTGCTACTTTAATTTTACTCATTAATTATTCCAATGTCTAATAACACCTGCCACTATAAAGCAGTTTGTCGTTATATATGATAACACAATTATGGTACGAATGCAAGCGATACGGTCTGCCTCTTCGTCCGTATAACCTGCTTTTTCACCTAATGACTTTGCCCAAAGGCGCCAAACTTTACGCAAATAAGTCTTCATTCCATTCCCTATGACCTTCTCTGAATGCCATATTGCTTTGTGTCTCACGTACTTCTACACGATAACACCAAAGTCGTTCTGCATCACCTGGACCCCACATATCGGGAATGTACACCCCGTTTACATATTTGTAAAGCATGTCACTTAGTGCCTCACAACCTAATTTAGGTAATAAAACAACTTTTGCAATTTTTCTTTCATGTAAATCCATGAATGTCGCTAACTCTGGATCATCCATTGCCACAATGAGTGTGTGGTCAAATTGATCTTCTAGTGTCTTCTTTAGTTCTTTTAACCCACCATAATCGGCAGCCCAGTTACGAACATCTAAATCGTTTGTACCAAAATAGAATTTCATACTGAAACTATAACCATGAATCAAATTGCAATGGCTGTCTGCACGCCATTGTCTGTAAGCGCAAGGGAATGCGTCAATGTACTCTTTTGTACTTGTATATTTGTAAACTATCGGTGTCATGCTTTTCTCCTATGTTAATTATAGCATAGGCGGCAGAATTTGTATAGCGGGATGATGCCTGTAGACCGCTTTATTTACCCTATGTAATTTTGTAAAGTGGGCATATTATACCAATTACCCACGATTCTAATTGCCGATTGAAAAGTACCATCACCTGATAAACTCAAAATTTCATTTTTTAATAATTCAGTACAGTTATCTTCAAAAAATGATTTAATATCTGATGAATCCATTGCTAATACATTTATAGCAAATTCTTCCATATCATTTATTTTCGATGGCATTGAATCTTTGCTCATAGTTTATTTACCTTTTTTAGATTCTGCATCATGTACACGTTTGCGCAAATTGGTACTACTGAAACTATGGTCACGTCCGTTAAAGATAATTTCAATACCACGCCCATAACATGCTTCATCACCTGTGAATTTCTTACCTTCATATTCAACACCCAATATACGAACATTTAATGGTAATATCAATAACAAATCAATCAAGTCTTGTTCAGTTTGATAGATTACCACTTCATCAACATAGCGGCAAGCACTCAATTGAATTTGACGTTCTACAATACTTTGAATGGGTTTGTTCTTAGTATCTGGACGATCAATGGTTGGATCAGTTTGTAAGCCCGCAATTAAATAATCACAATGATTTTTAGCTTCAGATAACATTGCAATATGACCTGCATGCAATAGGTCAAATGTACTAAAAGTAATACCTATAATTTTGCCTTGTTCTCTTAGTTCTTTAATTTTATTAAATATCATCTTTTTAATATCTCCACAATTTTATTTTGTTCTTGCTCTTTGAGCCATTGACTTTCACCGGCAAATGTACCACTAGCTTGTAGTGCTTCTTCTATTTGCCATTTGAGTTTATATAAATCTTTCTTTGCATCAAAACTCACCCAACCAGTATTGCGATGATCCATTGCCTCATGCCGTATAGCCCAAATTTGATGAGTTATAGCGTTCATGTCCCAATTTTTACGAAGTCCCATAAATCACCTACAATCACAACGTCTGCCTTGATAACAGTTACCATTGCAACTGTTAGGTGGCATCTTGCTGATACAATAAAATGCCATAGCATAAAAAATCACTGCCATGAGAATGAATGCTAGTAACCACATTATTTGCAACCTTGTCTTGCAATTTGATAGAACTCTGCACGTGCGGCTGAATCAGTTTTGAATCCACCACCTAAACGACTTGTAACAGTTGAACTACCTGTATCTTCTACGCCTCGTGATTTTACACAATAATGTTGTGCATCAATCATAACTGCAACATCTTCTGTATCTAAAATGAATTGCAATGTGTGAAAGATTTGTTCTGTTAATCGTTCTTGAATTTGTGGGCGCTTGCTAAAATATTCTACAATACGATTGATTTTACTTAGTCCAAGCACCTTGTCTTTGGGAACATATGCAACTGTTGCCAATCCGTCAATTATTACAAAGTGATGTTCGCAATTGCTTTGCACATTAATATTACGTTCACACACCATTTCATTGTACTTCATTTTATTGTCAACTGTTGTGCATTTTGGGAACGCCTCATAATCTAATCCCCAAAAGATTTCGTTGACATACATTTTTGCAACACGTTTAGGTGTTTCAATAAGACTATCATCAGACAAATCTAATCCTAATACTTCCATGATTCTTGTCATGTGACTTTCAATAAGATTGATTTTATCTTTGCGATCTAATGTATTTAGAACCATTGGTGTTTCAACACCCATAGCTAACAAGTGTAAATGTACTTGTTTACCCAACTCCGGGTCGCATTTTGTTTTATTATAACTCATAAGATAACCTTCCTTTGTGATGGTTTGTTTTTGATTTGTTGTAACCTTTGTGTTACATACTTATTTAGCTTATTCAATTGGTATCGTAGCAAAAGGCCATGCATCTGATCCATTAAATACTGGTCTTGGTTCTAACTTGATATCTTCTTCTAATACATTATAGTCTTCATCATCAACAATGTCAACCTTAAATGGTCCATAAAGGGTAACAATGTCGCATTCTACTTGCCAATCATGTTCACCATCATATAACCAACCTATGCCACCTTCACCCCAAGCATCTTCTATTTCTTGTTTTTCTTCATCGGTAAATGATTTATCAAATTCAAAATGACAGGCACAAAGGTCATCTAATTCACTACCCCAACCCAGTTGACTATCAACTGATATTTCAGTATCTGTACTGTAAATAGGATCATCGATATCTTGAAAACCTTGACCCCAGCGATATGTTTCTGTTACGTCCCAGATTTTAAATGTACCATCTTCTAATTGTTTGTAAACTTCATAGTAACATTCAACTGATTTTTTATCACGCGGTGTGATACGATATAATTTCTTCATTCTGTACTTTCTTCTTCTGGTGTGTCATAATCAATACCACCGTGTTCTACACACCGAGTTCTAACCCATCCGCCTTGAGTAAGTGTGGGCCAATTGGTGGTAGCAGGTTTCCCGCACTCTTCACATGTGACACCTGACATTGATTCTGCCATAGTAACCATGCCGCGAATGTAATCATCACCGCCGCTGTATTAAAATCTAAGTGTGCCAAACTTTTCTTTGACTTGGTCAAGTATTACTTGCGATACAACTTCACCATTACGATTGCTCCAATCAATGTGAGTTTGAATGTTACTCATAAGTTGATTTAAAATTTGAAACCAACCATCACCACATTCAAAACCCCAACACATTGCGGTTTCAGTCATAGGTGCATTACGATTGATCATCATCTTTGGATATACCTTGCAAAGATATTCGTCTAGTTCTTGTTTCATTTTGCTTTAGTTTTGCGAGGTTTCTTAATTGGTTTTTGCTCTACACTTGCAATTGCTTCTCTAATTTCTTTCCTAAGTTGCTCATCATCCCATTTAAGTTCTGTTTTACCATTCTCATATGTAGTAACAGTTAAGTGTGTACCTACAGTTACTTTGGGCCATTCAGAAGTGGTTGTTTCTGTTTTCTTTTTACGAGTAGCCATTATTCTTCCTTAAAGTCAATCACGTTACCGTCATCATCTGCACAAATGATACGTACTGTATCACCTGTTTCGTTTTTGATTTCAATTGGACCCCAAATCCACCATTCTGTATCACCTTGGCTCCAAGGATCGTCTTCACGTTCTTCTAATTCATATGGACTGTTGTCATCAAGAAATTCTTGAATTTCTTCTTCAGCCTCTTCATCAAGACCCTCGATTTCTACATCATACCAACAACCACCGTCAAACATTTCGTTAAGTTCAACACTTTCAATATTGTTGATTTCGCAGTTACACATATCAATACTGTCTTTCTTACCATCACCGCCGGGAACTTCTACAAATTCAAACTCGGGAGGATTGTCATCTGATGTTTCTACACTCCATTCACCATAGCGAAATCCATTCACTACAGTGACTTTGCCGTCACCATTTCTCTGATGATATGTTTCAACTTCTTGACAAGATTTTTTATAATATGTGCTAACAGTCCAAATTGCCATGATTTATTCCTTAATATTTACTTTCTCTAGTATATTTACGATAGTCTGTGCTAATACGCAACCATTGTTCGCCTTTGCCTTCGATAATGTCAACAATGCGATCAATAGTACCATCAGTCCAGTTACTGATATCTCCAGTATTATGATTCCACTTTAACAATGTTTTTAGTTTGTCCATTGCATCGGTTAACGACCAAGGTACATAAAGCCTATTATGATCATTGGCAAAAGTTTCTGGAAAACTTCTATAAGCAGGATATAAAACGTTGGCTCCGAGAGTATCTGCTTC